CACTAACGACAACAGTGCCCCCAAGAACGGGGACAACGCTGCTAGTAAGCCTGAAATCGACTGGAAGAGCGAGTCCCGGAAGTGGGAGAATCGCGCCAAAGAGAACAGGCGCGCCGCCAACGAACGAGACGAACTCGCCAAGGCCATCGGCAACAAAGACGCCACAATCGAAGCCCTAAAAGCCAAGGTCGCGGACTTCGAAACCGCCGCCAAAGTCAGGGAATGGTCAGCTAACGCTGCCGCAGAACACGGTATCAACGCCGATTTGATCCGAGGAACAACCGAGGATGAAATCAACGCTCATGCTGCCGCAATCGCCAAGGCACTGCACGACGCTAAGCCGTCTGTTGTCCCCGTGGTACCTCAGGCTGGAGCCACGCCTGACAATGACGGCGGAAATCTTGCAGAATTCGCTCGGAACGTTTTCGCCGGTGACTGACCAAAGTACAGCCGCTATTCTAAAAAGTAAAACACTAGAAAGAAACGGAAACAACCATAATGGCCGTGTTTGATTCAGGCAAGGCAAAGGTCCTCATGCCTCGGCAGATCGCCGACGGGATCATTACTCGCACCCAGACCCTCTCCACCGTCGCCAAGCTCAACGGCGGAATCCCCATGACCTTCGGCGACGTGGACATTATCACTTTCGATAATTTCCCGCGCGCCGAGTTCGTTGACGAGGGCGCCGAAAAGGCACCCACCTACGGTGAGTTCGGCTATGTGACCGCTAAGCCGCACAAAGCTCAGGTTACTATGCGTTTCAACGAGGAGGTCCAGTGGGCTGACGAGGACTACCAGTTGGACGTCCTCAACCAGCTTGCTCAGAAGGGCTCCGAGGCGCTTTCCCGCGCCCTCGACCTCGGTCTTTATCACCGTGTTAACCCGCTGACGGGTGCTGTTATTGACGCGTGGACCAACTACCTGACCTCCACCACCAAGAATGTCGAGATCGGTACTACGGAGATGGACCAGGCGATCCGCCAGGCCGCCGGACTGCTCATTAACGATAACGCTGCGCCGATTACCCCCACTGGTCTTGCGCTTGCCCCGTCCGCCGTTTGGGCGCTCGGTAGCCTCCAGACCAAGAATGCTGACGGTTCCCCTTCGGGTACGCCGCGTTACCCGCAGATCGGCCTCGGCGTCGACATTGACAACTTCATGGGCCTTCCTGCCGCTGCTGGAAACACCGTTGCCGGCAAGCCCGAGGCGACCGCTGCCACCAATGTCGAGGGTATTGTCGGCGACTTCGTCGACGGCATTCGGTGGGGGATTCAGCGGTCTCTGCCGCTTGAGATCATCCGTTTCGGTGACCCAGACGGTCAGGGTGATCTGAAGCGCAGGAACCAGATTGCTCTGCGTCTCGAGATTCTGTACGCTTGGTACGTTTTCTCCGACAAGTTCGCGACGATCAAGACCAAGGCCGGCGCCTGATAAAATCGCCATAAAGAAAACACAATCCATCCAAACAAAATTTTTCCTAGGGGCGATTCCGGAAATGCGATCTTACAAGCACCGAGACCACGACATTGTGATCCATCTCGCAGATGACCACAATGTGGCGCTCGGAGACGAATACACCGAAATCGAACCTGAGAATGATGGCGCCGGCAAGGCAGACGAGCTCACCTCCTCCTCTCGCACTGCCTCGCCGGCAGCTGCCCCTCGTCGGGGACGAGGCCGCCCCAGAAAGACGGCAAAATGACTCCTGACGACATTATTCCGTTCGCCACGGTCGAAGACCTGGAAGCCAGGTGGCGGGCACTCTCAGACAATGAGCGTATTCGCGCTGACGTACTCCTCGCCGACGCAACCGACCTCATCGTGTCGAAATGCCCCCGCTGGGAATCCGCCACGCCTCGCACGCGGAAGCGTGTAGCGTGCGCTGTAGTGCGCCGTGCAATGCAGGGTGGAGACGCTATCGGCGGCGTCACGGACAGTGGCGGCGGAATCTACTCCGAACCCCACGGGATTATCGCATCGGAATCGCACACAACCGGACCGTTCAGCGATCAGTTCACGTATCAGAATCCTGAAGGCGGCCTCTACCTGAAACGCGAGGAAAAAGACGCCCTAGGAGGCTCCGGCGGTGCATTCGAGGTAGACCTCCTGCAGGACTATGACGTACGGTCCGCCACCGATCAGCTGATCGAAGACATTAACGCGATCAGCGGGCAGGAGCCGTAATGCTTTCAGGGTACGTGCCTGTCACGCGGCGTAGGCGAGGCCCCGCGTCGAAAGACCAGTACGGTAACCCCGTGCCGGGGCAGTGGGAGAACGTTGCTCTGCCGCCTGCAGTGTTTGCGCCGGCTACGTCTACCGAGCCGATCAGTGCTGGGGCAATGCCCGTTACTGTGCCGGCCGCCCTTTATTGGCGGAACACCACAATCGACGTGACCGCAGAAGATCATCTCATTGTAGACGGCATAGAATACCGTGTCGAAGGCCGCCCTTCGCCCTACCCCAAGGGAATGGTTGTGCAGATTCGCGCCAACGAAGACAAGGTGAGCGAATAATGCCGAAAGTAAAATTCCAGCTCAACCGGGACGGTGTCGCCGATCTTCTGCGCGGCCCAGACGTAGCTCGGACCGTAGCGCTCGAGACCGGGCGCGTAGCCAACGCTGCCGGCCGCGGATTCGAGGGTGAGACGACGCACGGAAATCGAACCCGCGGATACGTCAGAGCACGCACCATTGCCGCAATGCGCAGACAGATGAGAGAGCACACGTTGGAGCGTGCGATCGGCCTCACAATGGGTGGCGGGAAATGAGTCCAACATACGATCGCGCCCCCGTAGTGCCGGACATAAAAAAGAGGCTCATGGATTTCCTGTCCGCACACATGAGCGTGCCGGTCGCGGCCCGCCGTCCAGAAGGTCCTGATCGTCCCGCCGCATTCATTCGAGTCCTCTCAACAGGCGGCACCGGAGTCACACAGAAAGCACTCTGCACCGCTCTGGAGACGATCGACGCCTATGCTCAGTCGTCGGGTGAGGCGATGAAGATTGCGTGCGAGGCCGTGAATGTGGCGCACACTATGCCGAACTATCTGAATGGTATAGTGATGGTACAATCATCCTATCCGATAGAAATGCCCGATCCGGACACGTCTCAGGCGAGGGCGACTGCAACATTAACAATTACAGCACACAGGTGAACAAATAATGGCTGTTAACGCTGACAATGCACTCATTTTCTCGTCCGACAATGACGCGCTCTGGCTGGGCGACTACGTCGAAAAGTTCGGCGAGAAGGTCACGTCACTCACCCAGGACCTTTCCGGCGTGTCCGGTCTCACCAACGTTGGGTGGATTAGTGAGGATGGGTTCAAGCTCACCTCAGACGACTCCGTCACCAAGATTAAGGGGCACCAGGGCCACGGCGTTGTCAAGACATTCCTCGACTCCTCGGAGACGACTTTCAGCGCCACCCTCCTGGAGACCATGCTTGCCCCGCTCTCTTGGTATCTTGACGCCACTAGCGAGAAGGTCGAGGATGGTGGCGCCATCAAGGGTGTGAAGATCACCGCTAAGTCGTCCCGTAAGGTCAAGCTTCTCTGTGGTGTCGCCGACTTTTTCGATGTGTCTGGCGTGGGCGCGCAGATTCGTATTGTTTTCCCGCGTCTGGAGCTCGGTGAACGCGGCGAGATCACTTTCCAGCAGGCCGAGATCACCGGCTACGAGTACAACCTCTCCGTGCTGGGCGACTACATTATCTACTCCGACCACAAGGCCCTGTTCCCCGCCTGATGAATGATTCTTCCCCGCTATTTCGTGTTTCGGATGGGTTGTCGCGGAATAGCGGGGGAGGTCCAAAACAAACACAACCCACCCACTTTATAAAACAAATTTTGAGGACAACCCATTATGTCTGACAAGGATACGAAGAGCAAGGCAAAGGCCGCCGGAGCTAAGGCGCCGGCTGACAGGCTTGCCAAGGCAGAAGCCACGCGCGACCCGATTCACGTGGACTACGAGGGGATCGAGTTCGATATTCCTCCGGAGGCGTTGGAGGACTTCCGTGCATTCGAGGCCCTCGACGCCGGCAACCCATTCCCGCTTTTCCGCCTCATTGTAGGCGACCACAAAGACGAGGTCTACTCTGCTCTGGAAGACGAGAACGGCCGTGTTCCGATTGACGCGGTGACCGACTTTATGCAGTCAATCGTGTCCGAGGTGGGCGCGGGAAACTGACGATTCTCCCACCACTACTCCGCGAGTATGGGTGGGAGATAGAAGCTGACCTGCAACGATACTACAACACCGATCTTCTCGACCTGTATCGAGGTAGAATAACCCCGCGGCGAGTAATGGCACTCATTGGTGGCCTCCCGCCAGGGTCGACGTTCGACAGAGCGCGAGGCGGAGACAGATACTGGTCCGACGAAGTAGCTGCCACAATAATGTCAGCACACAACATTCAAACTACATTGCTCGCCGTCAATGGCGTCAAGAAAGACAAATGGCCTGAAACGCCGAAACCTCCGGCCGAAGGTTACCGGGAAACCGGTAACCCCAAGGTATCAAGCAAGCACGCTAAAGCGCAGAGGGCCAAGGGTGAGAAGTGGCTTGCCCGGTACGGCGGCTGAGTCGTGTTTCTATCGGATAGTGTAAAATGGTTCACGCCAAGACAAACGCGAAAAATGGTTTGCTTGGCGTGAACCATTTTCGCTACACATGATTTCGGAGAGGTATCAATGGCCGGATATGATCTCGGGACCGCATGGATTCAGATCAGCCCGTCCGTGCGAGGCCTCGCCCGAAGTATCAATAGCGAAATCAGTAACGTTGACACTGGGCCGGCCGAGAGAAAGATCACGTCCGGGCTTGGTGGAGCGTTCAAATCGGTAGCGAAAGTCGCCGGCGCTGCGCTCGGAGGACTCGCCATCGGCGGCATCGCAGTCGCATTCGGCGGCGTCGCAAAAGAAGCATTCAACGCTGCCGACGCCACAATCAAATTCAAGCAAACGCTCGCATTCGCCGGTAAAAGTGCGGACGAAATCAACGCGCTCACAAAAAGCACGCGCTCCTATGCGGACCGCACGATTTACGAGCTCGACGATATTCAGTCCATTACCGCGCAGCTCGCATCCAATGGTGTAAAGGGCTACGATAAGCTCGCCGAAGCCGCCGGTAACCTGAACGCTGTTGCGGGCGGAAACGCGCAGACGTTCAAAACGGTCGGCCTCGTCATGACGCAGACCGCGGGTGCTGGAAAACTCACCACCGAGAACTGGAACCAGCTTTCCGACGCCATTCCCGGTGCGTCCGGTAAATTGCAGGAAGCCATGAAAAAGAATGGCGCCTACACAGGCAATTTCCGGGAAGCCATGGAAAAAGGCGAGATCACCGCCGAGGAATTCAACCAAGCAATCCTCGACCTCGGTATGGAGGACGTGGCCATTGAGGCCGCCACGTCCACCAAAACCTTGGAAGGTGCTTGGGGGAACTTCAAAGCCACTCTTGTGACCGGGGCGCAGGAAATCGCCGAAAAAGCACTCCCGTGGATTACCGCATCCCTTGACGCCATGAGCAAAGGATTCGAGAAAGTATTCAACTGGGTTAGTAATTCATTCATCCCTAGTATTACGAATGCTTTCAACGTTATCCGCAAGGGTGATTTTACGGGCCCGATCTTCTCGTTCGAGGAAGATTCGAGCTTTGTTGATTTTCTTTTCCGCATGCGTGATGCTGCCGCCGCCGCGGGCGAATGGATTAACAAGACACTCGTCCCCTCGTTGAAGAATCTTAAAGATTTGCTTCTGTCCGGTGATTTCACTGGGACAATTTTCGGATTCGACAAAGACTCCGGAATCATCTCATACATCACCAACGTGCGCAACAGTTTCGTCGAGCTCGGCAAATTCATTGTCGGAACTTTCGTCCCCGGTATCGCTACTGCTCTCAGCACCATCGCGAACAGCGCCCTCGTCCAATTCATGGAAAGCTTGACCGTCGCTATTCTTAATAGTAAAGTGGCGGTGTACAGTATTGCGGCCGCGTTTACGGCATGGAAAGCCGTCATGGTCATGTCCTCAATGCAGCAATGGCTGAACGACATGGAAGGCGTAGCCGGCGTCGCTGGGCGCGTCACCACGGCCATTAACGCGATGACCGTGGCGAAAGTCAAAGACGTTGTTGAGACAGCGCAGCTCAACCTCATGTACGCCGGCGAATTCCTATCGAATATTGCGAAAGCAACGACGCAGATCACAATGCAGGCGGTCGCGTGGGGGAGGGCCACGGCAATGATGGTCCTCCACAAGACAGCAACAATCGCCTCGACCGCGGCACAGTGGGCATTCAACGCGGCAATGGACGCTAACCCGATCGGCCTTGTCGTGATCGCTATCGCAGCATTGGTCGCAGCAATCATTGTGGCATGGCAGAACTCCGAAACATTTCGCAACGTCGTCATTTCCTGCTGGGAAGCAATCAAAACGGCCGCCGGCGCTGTAGCCGATTGGTTTGCCACTAACGTATGGCCTCTCATGCAAGTCGCCTGGGACGGAATTGTGGCAGGCGCCCAATGGATGTGGGGCGTCATGGTATCCGTATGGCAGGGAATGCAACCTGTTATTCAGGCTGTCATTGATTGGATCGTCGGAACCGCATGGCCCGCACTCCAGGCAGCCTGGGATGGAATCGTCGCCGGCGCGCAATGGGTATGGAACGGTATCGTCGGCGCATGGCAAGGAATACAGCCCGTCATTCAAGCCGTCGTCGATTGGATCGTGAATACCGCCTGGCCCAACCTTCAAGCCGCCTGGGACGGCATTTCCGCGGGCGCAATGATCGTCTGGAACGGAATGGTCGCAGCATGGCAAGGGATCAGCGACATAATCCGGCCCGTCGTCGATTGGATTGTCAACGTCGCCGCCCTGTACCTCACCACAGCATGGGATGCCATTAGCTGGGGCGTGAGTGCACTCTGGTCCACGATTCAGTGGGCGTGGGACGCTATTTGGGCGGCAATCATGCCCGTCGCCACACAAATCTACAACGACATTTGGCCCATGGTGGTCGGTGCCTTTAACGCAATTAAAGACACTGCCAGTATGATGTGGGCCGATATTCAGATCGCTTGGACCGCCATTCAAACCGCAATTCAGCCCGTTGCGGATTGGATTTACAATACGGTTTGGCCGTGGGTTGTAGGCGCGTTCAATGCGATTAAGGATACGGCCGCTAACATGTGGTCTAATATTCAGGTCGCGTGGGCCGCTATTCAGGCGGCTATGCAGCCCGTGGTCGAATGGATCTACTACACGGCTTGGCCATGGGTTGTGGATACTTTCAATACGATCAAGGATGCGGCGTCCAATCTTTGGGGCACAGTTCAGGCCGCATGGACCTCCATTCAAGCGGCTATGCAGCCCGTGGTCGAATGGATCTACTACACGGCTTGGCCATGGGTCGTGGATACTTTCAATACGATCAAAGACACAGCCTCCACCCTTTGGGGCACCATATCGGCGGCGTGGAATGGTATTTGGGCCACTATTCAGCCCGTGGTCGATTGGATCTACAATATTGCATGGCCATGGGTCGTAGGCGCATTCAACGCCATTAAAGACACGGCGTCTATTATGTGGGGCTCCCTATCGGCGACATGGAACGGCATTTGGGCTGTTATGCAGCCGGTAGTGAATTGGATTCAAACCTACGCTGCACCCGTTATTAGTGTGGCCTGGGAAATAATCTCTACGGGTGCGAAAATTCTGGGTGGAATCATTGCGTTTGTGTTCGCATCCATCATCGCTGCGGTCACTATGGGAGTCGCCATAATTCAAGGCGCGGCCACCACGATCAGCGCCGCCTGGAACACTGTTGTTTCGTGGACCAGCTGGCTGAAAAACATGGTCGTCTCCGCGTGGAACATTCTGAAAGGCGAAATCCAAATCGTTAAAGATTGGATTGCTAACACGCTTGTTCCCGCAATTACAAGCGCCTGGGACAGGGTCGTGGCTGCTGCTAACACTATGAAAGACGGGGTTAGGACGGCGTGGGACAAGATCAAGGAAGCCGCCGCCAAGCCCGTTAACTTCGTTATCGGCACAGTCTACAACAATGGGTTGCGGAAACTTGTTAATGGGATGATGGAGAAACTCTCTCTCGATCTCCGTCTTCCTGAAGCTCCTACGATTGGCGGTTACGCGTCAGGTGGCGTTCTGCCCGGATACTCTCCCGGCCGCGACATTTACCATTTCGTATCACCCGATGGTGGCGGCCGCCTCGCGCTTTCCGGCGGAGAAGCAATCATGCGGCCCGAATGGGTAAAGGCCGTCGGCGGGCCTGCAATGGTGAATGCCATGAACCGCGCCGCCGCGCACGGGGACCGTATTCCTGGCGGTGATGCGGGGTATGCTGCATTCGCCCCGGGCGGTATTTGGGACCCTGTCAAATCAACGGTAGAAAGAGGCGCGTCCGCCGCTCTTAATTGGATCACAGGCGCGGCCGACGCAGTATCCTCAATATTCTCCGACCCGATCGGAGCCGTCGAAACTGTCATCAAGGCTCCGGTTCACAAGCTTCTCGATTCATGGGGCGGCGACGGGGCAAAACCATTCTTCGACGCCGGAAAAGCTGGCGTTGATAAAACCATTGACGCGCTCGGCGATTGGATTAAAGATCACATGCCCGTGGTCAGCGGATTCGGGGGCGGAATCGGCGCTATTGGTGCCGCCGCGGGCGACCTCGTGAATACTGCGCGGCGGGCTATCGGTACACCGTATGTTTGGGGCGGCGTCTCCCCGGGAGGCGGGCTCGATTGTTCAGGTCTCGTTTATTGGGCGCTCAATGCTATGGGCATTCATGTGCCGCGTCTCACGGCGGCCGGATATCAGGCAATGTCATCGCCCGGTAATCCTATGGTTCCTGGTACGCTTCTGTTCTGGGGTTACCCGGCCCACCACGTTGCTATTGCTTCCGGTAACGGGATGATGGTTGAGGCTCCGACTTTCGGTATCCCTGTGCGTGAGGTCCCGATTTATGGTGGGCCGTCCGCGGGTAATCTTCGTTACGATAATGGTGGATTCTTGCAGCCCGGCCTCTCGACGATCGAGAATAAGACTGGGCGTCCGGAGCCCGTTTTCACGTCAGCCCAGTGGGAGAAAATGGACAAGCTGATCGGCCTCCTGGAGAATCGTGCGCTCGGCCCTGATGTGCTCGAAATTCGGGATGTGGACAATGATCTCGTGGGACGCATGCAAGTAGAGGCAACGTCAGCCATAGTAGACTATGACCGAATGAACCGATAAAACCATTATGACGGAAAGCACGAAATAATGCCGATTACGGGATGGATTGCTACACACACTGGGCTGCCGTCAATAATGGCCACAGGCAAAGAACCCGTCTATGCGGGGGATCGTCTTTTCGCTGTCCCTGGGATGGCCCGTGACAAGCGGCCGCTTACTGGGCGCGCAAAAATGATTCGCGAGCTCGAGGGCCCCAAGCTTACTGAGCCGGTGACAATGATCCTCTCAGACGCATACGCTGTGCCGGGCACCACGATAAAATACACTCAGGGAGACTCCTCGGTCACACTGACTCGCCCCGAGGTGGAGTGGTGGCGCGGCATGGTGAGCGGCCTCAACGGCCGCACCGTGCCAGGGCTCATCTGGGAGGAGGCCCAGGATAAAAGAGAATGGTCCTCCCCGATTTCGAGATATAACTCACTTATCGCCCGGTGGCCAATGCTGGAAGTGGCCCGCACAGGAGGCGGCCAATTCGTCCTAGACGACCCGTCCCACGTCAATGCCGTTTGGGAGATTCTGCAGAAGCGTGAGCCTCTTATTCTTACGCCGGGTGCCCCCGCCGACGTTCTCCCATCACGATTCATCACCGTAGACAAAGTCGACAGCGCAAGAATCACAGGCGACGGTATCATCAGGTGGAACGTGAAATGGCACGAGGTCCCCGAAGATTCACCAATGCTTGTCGGCCCTCACGCCGGCTGGGGGGCAGCACCTTGCGTCACCTGGGGCGAATGGCGTGGAGTCGACAAAGTCTGGAAGTCGCGCACGTACATTGAGATTTGCAAAATGATTGCGGGAATGCCATGAGAAACGGCCCCACTCTGGCCGCCCTTTCAGACGGCCTCAGCATCGGCGCAAGAATCGATATCATTCGCGGCGGCGAGGTTCTCAAAACGGGGATTCCCGCCTCCGAGGTAAAGGTAGAGTGGTCTTCCTCGAATCGCCAAGTTCCGGGCGCCCTGTCTTATTCTTGCCCAATGTCTTGGACTCCGGAATGGCCATTGGATGCTCTCAATAATTTCGGACAGAGATCCATGGTGACCGCGCTTTATGAGAATCGGCGCGGCGACTATTGGGAGATTCCGCTCGGCGAATTCGTCAACATGGAATGGTCCGTGTCGAAAGAGAAGGTTAACGTTTCATGTAAAGATTTGACGCAGATTCTTGCCGATAACCCTCGTCCGTGGCCGTCCTCCCCCGCCGCTGGCGCCACTCTGCTTTCCGAGGCCAATGAGCTTGCGGAATATGTGCGAGTGAAACTGGAAGACGACGTATGGGACGCGCCTATTCCGCGCACTACGCAATGGGGAAACTCGAGGATCGAATCAATCTATAAGCTCGTAGAATCGCGGGGCTGTGGTATTCGTAGCGGCGCCGATGGAATGCTGCACATTTTCAAGCTCCGTGACAGGACGGCGCCTGACGAGATTTACACGTACGAGTCTGGTTTTCTTTTGGAGGCCCCACGCGCCCCAAGGTCAGGCGGCCGCCGCCCGAACCGATGGTACGTTACCGGCAGTAAACAGCAGAGGGCCCAGGGCGAGCAAGAGGAACGATGGACCGCGGAACGCGAAATCACTGACCCACCGTATGATCCGGCCGGCTACGGTTGGGTGACGTCGCACAAAGAATTCAGTGCCGCCAGCTCGGCGAGAGAGGTATCCGAGGCCGCGGACACGTACATGATTCAGGACATTTCCTCCCGATCTTCCAGGTCTTTGACAATTATTCCGGACGCCCGTATCGAGGTAGGGGATATTATCGGTGCTATCACCGAGGAAGGTGAGCATATTGCGGGGCGTGTCACGGCCTACAGTCTCCCTTTGTCTGACCCGTCCGCTACAATGAGGGTAGACATAGAGGTACTGGGAGAATAGCGGGCATCATGGTCAGACCGTCACTATTGCTTGACACGGCGCCACGAAACGGCGGGGGGCGCAACAATAACAACGTTATTGTTCAGCAATCCTCAGTATCATGGACGTACGGGAAAATCACCGGCACGTCCGCCACCGATTCCACGCTCCCGTCCGGATGGGTAGAAGTAGGAATCCCATACAGCAATCCAACATCTCATGCTGTCGGCGAATCCGACGGGATTGCCACATGGATAGGCGCCCGCGTACTCGTCATCATTGACTCATCCGGCCGTGTAGTCAAGATCAGTGACCCTATTGCCGAGCCGCCTTCCGGCGCGAAGGTCGAGAACCTCGGGCACACTGGCAAAATGCTCAGCCAGGCCGCGAAAGACGCCGAACGCGCTTTCAGGGAAGCCGACGCCATTCGAGACCGAGCAAACAAGGCCGAAGGTGCTGCGAACAAAGCCGCGAAAGACGCGGAAAAAGCTGTCCAGATTGCAGAAGCTAACCGGCCGCCCGTAGTATCCCAGACAGCGCCCGAGAATCCCGTCACAGGATTGATTTGGTACGTCACCGACAATGCCGGGCACATTACTGACGTGCGTATTTGGGACGGAACACAGTGGGTGACCAGAACAATGGTCGCCGGCAGCATCCTCGTCCCATCATCCGTGGGCAACGTTTCGCTCGCTGACGGTTCCGTGTCCGCACGCAACATTTACGCGTCCGGGGAACTCTGGGCGAAAATCGCGGCGTTCGCGTCCGTCACTACGGAAATGCTGACCGCCGGAAACGCGACATTCAACGCGGCAAAAGTTACCGGCGACCTCATCGGTAACAGGCTTATCGGTGGGGAGCTTTCGCTCGTTGACACTGAGCCGACGTCGGGCGAGAAGAATATTCGATTCGGCCTTGGCAGCGAGTATGAGTTCTGGGAGTCTATTTGGTCTCCCAAGATCGCGACCGTGGAGGAGCTTGAGGGTGGTACGCGGTTTGTTCTGACAAATAGGGATCGTCCTAATCGTAACGATGGTGCGCAGATGGCAATCTATGACATTGCTGTTGCGAAACCGAAAACGTATGGTATTGCCGGTGAGGGCGTCGGCAAGATCGAGGGGTATATTCTTTTCACCCCGTCATGGAACGGGCGCGCGATCCTCACGATCAACATTGGCAAGAATAGAATCATCAGTGTTGACGAGCAGGCGACGGCCGGACAGAAAATAAGATTCGATTTCACGCTCCCTGACGGTGCGTGGATCCAAGACACGGACACGCCTTTCTATATTAGTGCCCGCACGAATGACGTTTTTACGCCGGGAATGCAGCTCGGGATCATTTATTCCATGTACATATCATGGAAAATGAGCCGCTCCTCCGGTCTGCATATTTTCCGCGACGACGAGGGTGTCGCGAAAATACAGATCACCGATCGTCAGGGCGGTGAGCTTATCATGGACACGAGTGGCGTGTCCTATGACCCGCCCGGGTCAGCTGCGCCTCATTCCTCGTCTTGGCGTACTTTCACGGAGCCGCCTTTCGCCCATATGGCAACGAATAATGCGCAGTTGTGGACTGTGAAAGATAAGTGGACTAAGGTTCCTGTGGGTTCGCAGGAGAAAATTGTTCGTGGCGGGATGCAGGTAGACGGTGTCGAGATCATTATTCCGCAGAGCGGGCTTTACCGTCTAGACGGCACAACATGGTATCGGTCGTCGTGGGCGGGGTATGTTGGTGGCACAAGGGTTGCCAGCCCCAATGATGTTGAGCGCGGTGTTTACATGTATGCTGCGTTGAATCACGGTTTGTGGACTGCGTTGCAGGTGACTGGCGTCAGGCGTTTGAATGTCGGGGATCGGATCGCGCTTTATACGTATCAGAATATTGACGAGGGTACAATTATGGACTGGGGCGAGATGACGATTAGCTGGCTCACCTACTGAAGATTGTGTAACAATATTTTTAGGAGAAAACAATATGCCTAACACTAGGTGGACCGGCGGTATCGTCCCCACGGTAGACGATAATCTCATTGAGGCCTGGGACGCTTATGATGATTCCGCCGGTAGGGTTATGCCTGCGGCGTCCGTAGCCGCAGCTCGGGTCATGTTGGCGGCTGCACCGTCCGGGGCGGTATCGAAAGCGCGCCCCGCCGTTTTCATTATTGACGACATTCTGTATACTGCTGACGGCTCCAAGGGTGGTGACGGATCGTTCAACATTAATCCGGCTAACAGCTTTAGTGGCGTGCTTTACCGGCATCGTGATAATACGAACGGGCGTGGGCGCCCAACCTCGGATCACACCACTTACACGTGGGGCGACGGTATCGTTACTTTGCCGATCAAGAGCCTTATGGAGTTCTCGCTTGACGTGTGCGTGAGCATTGCACACGAAGATTACAATTCCGAGGCCGAGAAAGATAAGGCGGTTGGCTCGTATTTTTTCGGGTTCAAGCTCGATAACCGCGGCATTTGGCAGACCGAGATTCAGTACAATCGCACGTTTATGACCCACCATATGCAGTGGCGTCTTTCCGTGGAAGCCGGCTCACATAGGGTTGCTTACACTACGGCGGGTAGTTATGGTGCTGACCCGTACTGGCATTACGATGGTGGTGTTTTCCCGGGGACTGTGTTTACGGTGGCTACTCTTGGCGCGACTCGTGTTGACCTATAATCTGTAAAATAGTTCACCATTGTTAGGAAAGGTGATAATAATATGACCAAGGTCATAGCGACGGTTGTGAATGCGGCCGGCAAGACAGTCAACGCAACAATGAGCGTCCGCCCTGAAACCGTCTACACGTCCGACAATATTACGACAGTCCCCGCACCGGTGCGCGGTGACGCTGACGACAAGGGCAGGATCGAGGTAGAGGTAGACGCCAGCCACGGCGGACGGTGGGCAATCGTATTGAATGTTGCCGGCGTTTGGGCGCGTGAAGTCCGCGGGGCAGAATTGCCCGCATCTGGTGACGTGCAGGTGACCTCATTGTCGGCATGGAATGGCGGCAGCACACCTGATCCTGACAATCCTGGCGGCGGCGGCCAGGGCAATGCTGGCAAGATTACTGTTAGCGATGATGGTCTTACCTGGACTTACGGAGAGTGAGAAAACACGATGGCAAACGTTACTGGGTACACTAAGGACGGCGTAGACAAGCTGGTCGCCCCGCTGTTCTCCTCAATCTCGCCTTTCACGGTCGGTGGACACTACTATTCCCCGGTCACCTATTTCTGGCCCGATTTCTACAATGAAGGTCAGGCCGGAAAGGTCTCAAAGTGGGCCAAGACACTGGCCTATGGGAATGCTCTCGGTTACGTGATCATGAACCGCTCTACAGGCGATTGGTCTGCCAGGGATAACGATTTTCTTACCCAGGCGCAGCGCGCCCAGGTGGCCGGGGCGAAGAGAATTCTTTGGTACATTCCTACCCGCTACGGCGTCGCATCGCTCGTCAAAGATGACGCTGCCCGGAATGGTGTGCCGGACCCGGACAAGTTTACGCGCGAATACATTATGCGACTGTGCGCTAACCTGCGCTCCCAGTATGATGATCTTTTCCAGGGGGTATTCTTGGACGAGGTAATCAACGGCTGGGGGGCACAGTCCGGGCGGGTCGGTTGGTACGGTGACCTCATCGGCGAAATTCGACGCGCCTACGGCAAGAATTTCACAATCGCTATCAACCCTGGCAGCAATATTACTGAGGCCGTGTGCGCGCTCGATTTCGACGTGTGCATGAGCTTTGAGAATACTGCCGCCAAGTACTTGACAGACGACCCTAATAACCCGATTGCGAATGATGTGATGCGTGCGCAGCCTTCCACCAAGTGGTGGCACGTTATTCATGGGGTTACGAAAGAGAATTTCCGGCAAGTAATCGATCGCGCCGCGTCGTTCGGTGTTTCACATTTGTATGTGACCGATGGTGAGCTGGTGCAGGGTGAGGGCGGCCAGTGGGTGCCCGAGAAGAATCCTTATCAGAATCCTCCGTCGGATTGGATCATGGAGCGTGTGATTGCTTGGCATGGCGACTATCTCGGTTTGGCTGAGCGTGTTGCTGCGTTGGAGGCGAAGGCGGCTCCGGCCCCATCGCCACAGCCTGGCGCCTGAGTGTTTCACGTGAAACATTCCCCCCTCACCACAGAAATCGTGGTGAGGGGGGAATGTTTTCATGTCCGATGCAAGAGGCTATAGTCCTAGGCGCTGGTAGTCTCCTCCGTGCTCGCGAGCAATATCATCCAATACGCCCATGAGGTCTGAACGCGCGTCGTCCTGAACGATGATCGACGGCGAGTTCAGGATCGAGTGAATTGTGTTATTGATCTCTCGGAATTGGCGAGCTGCGATTGTGTCACACTCTACGGTAGTCCACTGTCGTGCTAGACGGCGTGCAAAATCGGACGTATTCTCGCCGCTCGTTTCATGGTAAACGCCCACAACGTTCAATGGCCAACACCAAACGACCCATTTACTGACAGTGCCGCTGTCGCCGTTTTCTACAGTGACGTCAATCCCAGCGCCCTTATACTGGTTGTGCCACTTCAGGTTAGCGACCATGTGTGCTTCGTCAATATCGCACACGTCGGGCTTCGGAAGCCACAATTGTGTGAAGCTGATCTCGTGTTCAATCTCCAACGTTGAGTTATTCGCTGTCATGAGACACCCCGCAAAAGTATGCTACAGCGCACTGCAGAATGCTTGGGGCCATCGGATTCCCTGTGAGTCCATCCCACTGACACTCCGCGCTTCGTCTTCACGAAAACACCATTATCGGTGACCTCGATCTTCCCCGATGAGGAGTCAATGGTAGTGACTCCGGCGTGGTCGGAAATGCGAGGCGGGGGGAGCATGTCCTGCAATTCCCCGGCAATAGCCAGCGCGATTTCCTGGCGGTCAATCTTGCTCATTATTCTACCTCCATGGCCGACCGTGTGACACCGATCTGCCCCTGATAATGCGAACCCAACCCATTGGTGCCGTACGGTGCACTGGCCGGCCTGTCCAGGTCTTCGAAAGCAATCTGCGCAATCCTATCCCCCGGGTGAAGAATGGCGGATTTACTGGAGTGCAGGTTGGCGATTTCCAAGGTCACGTTTCCCTGGAATCCCGGGTCAATGTATCCTGCGGACACGTGGACGAGAATTCCGCGTCGCGCCCATGATGACTTGCCTTCCACCCTGGCTACTAGGTCGGCGGGCACGCTGACTTTCTCCTGCGTGGACGCGAGAATAAACTCACCCGGCAGCAACTCGTAACCATTCTCACCGATAATGATGTTTTCGTCGCCATGACGATAGGCGACGATGTTCTCGTCTAGTCGCACTTCCACTGACGCCGGCTGAATAGACAATGGTTTACGCCAGTCGGAGATGAGTTCACCCCAATCGATTCTGCGTCGGAGAGTGAAATCACTCAGCGTAGCCATAGCGGTAGTCCTCCGTTTTTGTTTTCCTCGATCATATGGACCGTGTAACCTTTATCGCGCAGAATTGATTCGGCTTCGAGAGCAAGGGCAGGCTTCTCCCCCGGGATGATTTCTATTACGTTCTCGTTGTGATCCGACAACATGATTGCGCAGACGTACGCATTATCGTCCGATGAGTCGCTGTAAGTGAGCACATACCTGCCCATCTCACCCGCATATGTGCACCTAGTAAAAGTAATCCTCCCTTTTTGCCACGAACGCAAGATAAGTGTTACTGTCTGAACATGCTGCACGATACGTATAAGCTCGCGGATCGCGGCAGACGGATCGGTTGAATAATTCCTGATAGTGAAGTTGCAGTCGGTGGCATGCATAAACGCGACCGCACTCCACTGATCGCCGATTTTCTCCAAATCAAAGAAAACAATCTCAACAATATTCTTCACAATACTCACGCTTCTGGAATATAGCTGTTGAGACTACCGTGTGAAATGGCGGACACGAACTCCGTGAGCCGATCTCGAACCTCCCGGGCGCGATCCTCCGGGGCGAGCTGCCTATCGATAGTGTCCCAGTAGACGTTTCGCAAAATCGCGATCACCGTCTGATCTCCATGCTTATTGACGAGTTCACGCAAATACCAAGCCGCCTTTCCCATGTCAACATTCTCGTCAGCACCATCTTTGTGACCGGCCCTGAAAATATACTTCAGGGCACTACCGGTCAGATAGTCTCGGTCCCGAATGAAAATAATGGGCTCAGGATTGAGAGCAGCATAATGTGATGGGTGAGTTACCTCGTTCTCATGCACATTATCCCCTACGAGCCCGTCATTCTTTTCTGTGATATAGAGAATGTCATCGCAGAGAGTTAACTCATAGCGCTGTTCGTCGAACGTGAGAAACGCTTCCTCGACCTCTTCGATCTCGTACCAAATGCACCATTCTCCAGTGTAATACCGACAAACCTTCCTGACAGGCGCATCGTAATCGTCGGAGACATGGAAATGAATCGGTTCGTCCGCGAACTTCAACTCACAGCCAGGATCAATCTGATAGCCTACGATTCGCCGCCGATACCAACCGTCGCGCTTGTGCTCCAAAGAAACGCAACGACGGCTCCAGCATTCTACCCGCCATTTACTACTAAGGTAGCGGCGGACGTGCACTTCCCAAAACCCATCATGTGGCACTACCTTCGAAACATACTCGTACACGCCATTCGGGTGGTAAATCTTCTCACACCCATCATCTACAGGTGACACCACATAATCTCCTCTCTTCGTCTGGGTAATCGAATACTCGCCGTATTTGAAATAGTGTTTCCGCTCTACACCAGCCTGAACAGAATCGAAACCAATCCCCGTGTCGTCGCCAGTTTGTGCTATGATTCTCTCTTTACTACCGTCCGGCAAGTGCAGCCAAACCGTTTTCAAAAACACCGTGTCCATAGCCGTTTTTCTCGCTATTTCAGTTGCCGAGAGTGCCGACCGTGGCGAAATAAGCGAAAAATACTTGAAGCCACCAAAAAGCACGCCACGCCAGAGACAGTCCAATAACACCAACAATGAGGGCGACCGCACCCATTACCATACCCTCACCAGTGGACCGCGGCCTACGAAGCCACGACACGAAACGATTCGTAGGGCGCGGGGGCGCCATCATACTGAGCGGCACAGACAATGCGGGCGGCGTCGGAGCCGGCCGAGGCGGGAGCGGCGGAGGAGGAGGCGGTGTAGGTGCGCTAGCCGCAGGCGGAGGAGGCGCAGGAGTAGGAGCTGAAGGTGCACTCGAAAAAGTAGACATAATAGTTTCCTCATTTTCCGTTCAGTTCTGCCATGAGACGGTTAGTCCAACCGTCACTGTAATTGAGATTCGTGCGCTTAGTGTGACGTGTGCTCTTGATTCTCTTCGCTCGATTCCTCTTGTGCTCCTGAAACTCAATCGTCTTGCGACGAACTTCGTCTTCGCGTCCGTCCATGCGCCGGATTGTTGGGTATTTCATGATTTGACCCACTCGATCTGGTCACCGAGAAGCCCGCGCAGATCATTGATCAAGTTGCGAGCGTTCCCGAGCTCCTCCTCGCTGATATCGAAAATACGGTAGACGTTCCCCTCGGTGCAGACGACCAGGAAAGAATCGTGGGCGCATTCGGGAATGAAAACATTGCGGACGTTTCCGATGAGGGCGGCCCGCTGAGCGGGAATGGCCTGTACAAGGTCGGCCCCGGTGAGAATTGCGACAGCGGTCACTCGCTCAACGGGGATACCCCGGAATTCGTTCTCGCCTTTCTCGTACCCCTTTGCGGGGAAGTGAATCTTGGTGCCTTTCAAGTTGGTAAAAACGGCGCCTCCTGTAGTCTTGCATGATCCGTATCCGGTGCGACGGCGTGCCATGATAATCCTCTTCTTAAATATGTGTGTGTGATGGTGGTGGGTGGTGGTGGCCCGTCACGGGTAACAGGCCACCACTGTTATGTGTGTGTCAGTGTTCCAGCCACTGATCGGCCAGGTAGGCGATGGTCTCGTCAGTCAGAGCGGAAAGACCGTCGTGGACGAGAATGACTCCGTCAGCATCGTACTGCCAGAGCCCACCAGGAGACGACGTCGTCGCACACGTGGAGTCCGAGCGCCTGCCCACCGTGGGTGGTGCCTCGCATGAGGTCGATGGTCTCACCGGTCTCGTCCACCCAGTAGTCCGTGTCGCCCCAGGCGTCGGCGGCGGTGCCGACAGCGTAGGCGATATCGGTGTTGGTGGTGATGTTCTCAGTGGTGGTGGTCATTGTCTTGTCCTCTCTATCTTTGGCTGGGTGACTTGTCCTCCCTGCCGATGAGTCAATCATGCTCCCCGTGTGCCCATGGGTCAACCCTACATGGTGGTGACCCATCCCACAAAACCAATGTTGTGTGAGGTATTGACAGACACTGGGCGCATGTGGTATACGCGCGCGCACGCACCTATATACGTTACGGACGCACCCAGGTGTTCATGATAAAATTAAAGCCACCGAAAACCTTTACGAAAGGCGGTGCAAAATTGACAGATTCCGTCACAGAATATGCTGCGTCGGAAATGAAGTATTGGTGCACCACAGGTGACTACGGGGGCACCGGTTACGCCCAGGACAACCGGTGGACCTGCTACTGGAATAGCAATGACGCCGGCTGGAAAACGGGCCCAGGCGACATGGATTGCAGTAGCGGCGTAGCAGGCGCCTACAATATTGCATTCCACAATGTCTGGGGAACTGGCTGGGACGACCCGATCATGTTCCCGCGAACCGGCGAAACATGGACCGAAACCCTGAATTCCCTGGCCGCAAATCGTGGTTTCATGGACATTGGGGACACATGGTACGGGTCCACGCCGTCGGGAGGATTCCATGTCGGCGACATGGTCCTGAAGACAACCGGGGACGGCGGACATGTCGCAATGTGCGTGCGCGAAGACGACGGTTCATTCAATGCGGGCGACCCTTTGCTCGCTGAGGCGTGGATCAATGAGAATGGTGAAATCTCGGATGGTCAGATGGGGGATCAGACCGGCTACGAAACACACGTAATCAGGTACAGTAGTCACCCGATGACTGTCGCGGCCTCATGGTCCACATGCATCCGTTTCGGAAAGCGGACCGATGCTGACAATGGGCACGAGTCCGCAGGATCATACCGCCTTTCTTCAATTCAGGAGGCTGTTCTCAGGGCCGCTGATGCGGAGAATTGCCCGTGGTGGGCCGCCCTGGCGTGCCTGTGGATGGAGACCGGTGAGCGTGGCGCAAACATTTACGGGCACGATGCCGGTGGTGCCGGCCCGCACGGCGAGGAAGTAACCGAGGAGAATTTCCGTGAATTCTTGGCGGCGATTCGAGATGGTGAAAACTCGAACGGTGTTGGTCCGTTGCAGATTACGTATCCGGGTTATTTCTTTGATGACCCGAATCGTGAGTGGTGGATGCCGGAGAAGTCGGCTGAGGTCGGCTGTCGTATTCTTCGTGACCTTATCAACGCGGAGGGCGATTCTTATGAGGCTTTGAAGCGCGTTGGGTCGCGGTATAATTCAGGGAATCCATATGACGCATATGAGTCTTATGGGATTCTTTTCAGTAACCGTTGCAAGTCTTGGTATGATTATGGTCGTCCTGCGGGGGGCGCCGGAGAGGAATTTTGGGATATGAGCGAGGGCGTTGATCTGCTCAGGGAGATTCGCGATCTTTTCCGTAGTGGAAAGGCGGGGGACCATTTCGCGGGCGACATGAATTGGTACGCTAAGGCGACCTATGAGGAGGTTAAGTCTATTCACGCGTCCGTGGATCAGATTCTGCATTCTGTGACTCCGGGTCAGGAGAATGTGCGTGAGGCGGGCGCAATTTATGGTGCCGTGAACGAAATTCGTAAGGCGGTGTCGACGCCGTCGTCTTTGCAGGCGCATGATGGTGTCGCAGAGTCTCCGACTCCGGAGTCTCCTGCTCCTGCTCCGGAGCAGAATTCCTGACGCGACATGTTGGTGTTCTATCGTGGCATGTTTGGTTAGCATTACACTGAGTGTCGTTCCACGATAGATGTGACATGCGGGGAGCTTCACTCTCTTCCCTCTCCGTGATCTCCTGTGGCAGTGGTAGAGCAAGTCTCCGGACGGTCAATGAAAGATCGTCCGGAGACTTGCTTTTGTTGTGTGCTATACTCTTCTTGTACCGCTTATTGGTTAATACACAAATATTTTCCTACGCGTTCCGACGGTGCAACAAGAGAATACTATCGCCCTTACGTTTTTCTGCATTCTTCCCTTAGCAGCTCTAGGAGTCAACGTGAGGGCGATGGTATACAATCCATCTAATGAAAGTGAAAATTAGGGTGACTAAGTCGCTTTATGTTGCTACTATTTTTGCCGCCATTATGGTGACAGCAAACACAGCGTTCATGGTGTATGAAGATTACGTCAACGGCGCCATGAACGTGACTCGCAATTCTTTATGGTGTGTTGGCGCGATTATTCTTTGGGCCAGTGTACGCACTGTCCGGTTCATGCGGACTGTCGGCTACCATCCTGGGTTCCATAGAAAGTAACTAAAACATAACATTCCCCGCCTAGTATCATCATTGCTAGGCGGGGAATGTTATATAATTCGTGTTGGCAACCCTGCGCAAAACAATCACGATAAAGAGGACATTAGATACACAATGGTCCCTTTCATGCATGATGTTCTCTCTGACGCTACCCTAGTTGCTTTGGCCGCCCTTACTGGCACAATATTCTCGAATATAACGCAACGCAAAAACGCACGCGACCAGGAGCAAATCTCAATTCTGGACATTACCGTCCGGTCTCTTTCTGAGAGAGTGACAGCCTTGGAGGCCAGTCTTGCGGCAGCCGAAAGGGCGGCAGACCGGGCAGAAGACGGCCGTCGTCGAGCTGAAGTGAAATGGTGGGAGGCTGTTTCTTTCGCGCACACTGTTATCGATTGGGGACGGTCTCTGAAAATTCTGATACCATCTGATAAAGAGGACTCAATCCCTACTGAGCCTCAAATTCCGGAATCTATGAGGTGATTCATAAAATGTTTACTCCTGAGGTCCGCAAGGCCCTTTACGCTCTGCTCACCGCCGTTCTCGGCGTGTTTGCGGCCTTCAATGTTATTTCTGCGGATCAGGCGTCCCAGTATGCTGACGCTGTCACTCAGATTGTCGCTGCTCTGACTCTGGCGCTGGCCACCTACCACACTCGCCCCGGCGCGGCCGCTGGCCGTCACGCTGCCAGTGAGGGTGAGGCCGCTGAGGACAAGGTCGCCTGACCTCAGCCTTTCGTAGAACATTACTGCCCCCCCCCGGCTGTCCGGTAGGGGGGCAGTAATGTTTCACGTGAAACACGGGGGCATGTTTCACGTGAAACATTCACCGTCGCTCCGCGTCGCTCCCGACGATGCGGGCGATCACATCCTCGTCGTGACGTTTAGTGACCGCCCACAGGAAAAGATGACGCCCCGCGTCACGCGCATCGTCCGCATCCGGCTGCCCCACGTCGGTTCCCGTAGGCCAAAAATCGAGAGACTTCAAAACATTATCGGGTATGGTGGTCTTTGCCATTGCAGGAGTTTGCCATACGATATCTCCGATTTCCCATTCCAGTATAGAGTTGATTTTTACTGGGGTGAGGTCTGCGAGAAAATTGTTGCCAGGTCGAAGATCGAACTGTTCGCACACGAAAACATCGGGGGCATACTCGTTGTACGTGGTAAGAGTGTCGTAGACGTTGCTCATCCAATGCTCATGCTTGAGCTGTTGGACATGAATGATTGAGAATCCGTGGTCATCGTGGAAGTCTCCGACGACGATTCCTGTTGATTTGCCGGGATCAATGGCCATCACCCGCTGCATCATACTTTTCCCCCTCATTTCACTTTCGTAGACCACGCCGCGACTTGTTCACGTTAACAATACTTTTCGTAGTGTCTGTGCGTACACCGTCTACCTCGAGCCACAACGTACCCGGCATCACAGGTGCCCCGCGCCCCTTTTTCAAAGCCCACAGTGTGCTCGGGTCGCTCGGGAAAGGCAGATGCTTGTAGCACCATATTGCGCAATCCTGCGTAGAATCAAAACGAAAGTCCTCTTTCGACACATACCTTCGCATATCGTAAATGCGTCGCATGAGTTTCGGGATAAGCCATTCGGGTATCTCTCTGTACATGCGGATTGACGGGCTAGTGCACGGGCAGGCCACGGTCCTACCGCCACTGAAATGCGAAACGCGAAGCCATTTGTCTTCCCCGCAATTCACGCAACGCATGTGGAAATGCTTGTGACCATCTCTCATAATCTTCCATTCGGGGGATACTACTTCCCATTGTTGGAAGCGTCGCCCCACCATTTCCGGCCGCACGCCAGTCGTCGTCTTATAGGTTTTGGCGGGGTGAAGAATAAGACGATCGTGAGCTTCCTGTCTGCTCCCGGCGCGCACTACTGAAACTTCGCCGGGACGAAACACTCCATTCTCCGTGGCGAATTCCCAATCGAACACAACTGAAGGGTTGAATTCGTTGTAGCACCATTCGATAGCCGACGTCATGCCGTTGAACTCGAAATTATCTATATCGTTCTGTCCACGCCATTTCCAAATCTTAAGACGAATGTCGTTGTAGGAGCGATACGGCATAAGCGTGCCATTCACCTTGCAGTACTGATGCGAGTACGGCGCATCTGGTGGACGATTCAGTACTATATCGAGATTACACGGGGCGATCGGTTTAGTAATGTCGGGGCGCGTGAACCTCCACTTATTATGCTCAGGAATTTCCAGATACTTGAAACACCACTCAATGGCAGCGTTAATAGAGGAGAATTGGAAATTCTCGCCAGCCGTGCGGTAGCTGAGCTGGGTGAGTCTATTGGCGACTATCCTGTACTGTTCGTATAGTGGTTGCGTCATTTGCGTGCTCATCTCTCTTCTCGGTTGAATAGCGGGGGCAACATGATTGTTGCCCCCGCTATTCAAATCATGCGACCATGTGTGTCAGAAGACTACCGACCATGCGTTCGAAGTATCTTTTTTGGCCTCGAAATCAATGGAAGAAATCTCAGCTCTCGGAGGCCAGAAAGCGGGCTTCGGCGCACCGTCCTCGCCGAGGACCGTGACTCCGTTCTCGTCCTGCTCGTATGCGGGGCGACCGTAATCGTCAAGACGAGGCCTGGGCTTGCTCATTCGCGTCACCAATGTTGCGTGAGCGCCTTCCAGATTCTCGCACACGCGCTTCACGGTAGCGTCAATCTTCTGAGGTGAGAGAAGGTCGGCCCGCTCCCTGGCGTCGGCCGGCCAAAGGCCAGCGGCACTGAAATACTTAGGAATGTTGAAGTGAATGTAAGTCTTTCCATTCTTGTTGATAGTGAAGACGGTGCGGTCGGTGAGCGCTTTTCCGGCGTCCTCGTCGTCGCCGTCGATCATCCAATCAGTGACAAGCATCGGCCTGCCACTCTTGGAGGTGGTCATTTCGGCCTTAGTGATGAAAGCGGAGTGCTTTCCCGGCTTGGGCGGCTCGAAATTGCCTCCGCCGGTAGCGACTTCCAGTGATGAGAGGTCGGTGCCGAAGTTGAAGCCAGTTGCCATAGTTATTGTGCTCCTATAGGTTGGTGGTAAAGAATTGCGGATGGGTCAGTTCTCGCTAGTGGCGGGCTTGCTGCGGAGCGCTTCCCTAATCGCGTCAGCGGCGATAGTGAGAGTCTCGGCGGAGACGCCACGGTCAGCGGTAACAGTGATCTTAGCCATAATAGTTTTCTCTCTTCCTATGTTTGGTTAGTGGCTAGTGATGTAATTGTGAATCTTGGTCATGCTCGGATTCCCCATTGCCGGTGGGAACCCGCGTGACTGCTGCTTTGTTACAACGTTGGGTTTGCGAGTGTACAGTACTGGCACGGTGATTTCTTCCCCGTCCCCACTGTCCACGTTCGCCCACTCCATATAGCCGACGAAATTGAACAGAGCGGGGATGCGCTGCCCAGACTTCTGCCCTTCAAAAGACGGGGCAATGAAAACCTCCCCAGTAACCTCACTGCTCTCGCGTGCGGAATGCGTGATAGCAATGAATGAAATGTTTGGGGCGTTCAGGAATACGCTGATCGCCTTCAACAGCGAGTCGTACACCGCCCGCCATTTCGTCCACGTATCATTCGACACAGCCTCATAATGAGTCAGAATGAGCTCCTGACACTTGTCCAACGTGTCGAATACAACAGTCTTGTAGGGGAATTCTGCAAGATTGCGTGCAATATTATCGCAAAGATTGGCGCAATCAACCCACTTGTCGCAATGCACGACAGTGATGTTTGCAGGGTTCCCCCAATCCCGCACTGGGAGCGTACCGGATTCGAAATCAACGTACAAGACGGGCGACATGTCGTCCACCTGTGATGCCGTGGCTGCGAGCGATGTTTTGCCGACGCCACTCACACCATGAATAAGCATATTGAAATGATTGTTCCGCTCCGGGTTCACAATCGTCATTCCGAGACGGGCAAGAGTATCCTCGAAAGTCATGGTATGTTTCACCTCCTAACCGTTGATATTGTAGTTTTTGAATTCTTCTGTGTGGCGCTCATGCGAGCAGTACCAACATAGAGGAGACGGCTGGAGACTGTCAACACCACCGTCATGTGACCTTGCTCTCTCCCAGATGTTTTGGAGTCTCTCTATGGCCGCGAGCGCAACGTCCTGCCGCCATGGGAAAGAGAACTCGCAAATACTGTCCGGCACGATTTCTACGCTGCAGTCTCTCGGAAGAACGACGAGAGAACAATGGGCCACCTCGTGTCCGAGTTGCGTGAGACCGTACCCATAGAGCATGATCTGAATATAGTATTTACGAAATTGGCTTCCTGCCGCCGTATTAGCGAATCGCGGTAGACCATCGTCCCATTTAATGCTCTTCCGGAATGTGGAAATCTTTTTCCTCGAGAGCAGCTTCCAGTCTAGGACCGTCACCGCCGCAATATCGAAACGATCCACACTCCCAGAAATACGCCCATAGTCTTCAAGATCACATACCTCCACTCTCTGTTCCACCAGAACATTCGGCTCGTTTTTTGTGCGTGATTCTGCGAAAGCGTGAAACGCGGTGCCCAGGAAAGGCGCCAGCGGTGTGCCCGCATCCTCCATGTCGTGCGGGATTCCGAGGAGTTTATCCGCGATACAGCGTTCGCAATCGTCCCCGATCTCACTCACACCAATACGCGTTTGCTTGTCGCGTTCGGTTGGGGCGAAAACATTACTGACCGCTGTTGCGGCGGCCGGGCTCAAATTCAAATTTCTCCCCTTCCTGAATTGCGGCGATGGCAGCGAGCCTGACGTCACGCTGGACTTCAATGTCTCCGCTCGCAATATCTTCAATGAAGAATAGTCTTGCGTCGCCGGCCGGCATAATCTCGTAGACCGTGTCGCCAACCTCTTCTGCTCGCATTGCGGCTTGTTCGAGATTTGAATAGACCCGGTAGTCGCCTTTCTGCTGCGATTCCCATACTAGGTAGACGCCCATTAGAGTTTTTACTCTCTCTTCCTAAGAATGTTAATGATGTGTTATTCGATAATGGTTGCTGTGAGGCCAGCCCGCTCCTCAATTGCTGTGGAAATGACGGCCGCGTAGCATTGGATTCGCCAGATGTTCTCCGATCGAATGTTGGGCACGTGCAGTTGCATTGTCTTGACGCCGAACTGTGTCGGCCATTTCAGGACGATGGTGCGGCCAGCGATTTCGTCAATCGTGGTGCCTTGCGTGATGCGCATAATATTTTCTATTCCTCCGTCGCAATGAGTTCGTAAATGTCGAGACTATTATTGGTGGCCATGCCGCGCACAATGCTAATGTTGTCTGCCGTGACATGGATGACATTAATGTCCGAGTGTCCGTCTTCCACTGGGGCGACGATCAGGAAATTCCTGCCGACCAGCTCATTGTCGTCGGATACGAGAATGTTCCGAATGGTGCCTGTCATGCGGTGCCGCACTAGGTGAATGTTCGAACCGCGCTGTGTTTCTGTCTTCATGGCATCTACTGTACGTGTGTGACGGTGGTGTACGCAACCCATGTGGGCGTGGCACCTATCACACCTCATATGAGGCCGCTCTCACGCAGACGCTCATATCCCGCCGCCAGCCTCGGCTCCACAGCCGTCACGTCAACAGTGCCCTCACACTGCAAAAGAAAACGATTCACCCGCTTCATCTGCCCCTTACGATTCAAACGAGCAGACGCCTGCAAATTCAAAATCACACTATTGTCCTCGCTCAACCAAATCTCAGTATTGCAAACATTCTGCAGACCATCTATCCCTTCGGCGGCGGCCGCAATAACAGCACAGAGAATCCTCGGCCCATCGGGCTCCAAAAACTGTCGCCACTCATCATGGTAATCACTGGACAACTCAACGTTTCGATAGCTGGCATCGGCTAGTCGTTTCCGCAATGGCGCCATGAATTTACGTGAGTGACACCACAGAATAACCCTCTCGTCAGACGAAAGATCAGACAGAATATCGAGAGCGGCGTCAATCTTCGACGACCCACGCTCCTCAAACTCCACACTATCGCCAACGATTCTCAGCGGCCCGAGAGTGATCTGCCTGAGACGCCCGTCTAGAACGGCGGCAGACGAGGCCACACTGGCCCCACCATCCATAATCGCCAAACGATGATCCACAAACTCCCGATACATCCTCCGCTGTTCACGTCTCATCCCACAGGTGACACGTTGAACATTTACGGGAGGTAGATCCCCGAAAACCTCACTCCCCCGCATTGCAGACCAAACATCACCCATGGAATCACGGAGAGCGCCAGGAGTCTTTTCGCCGCCATAAATCCTGGCGTACGGGGACGCCGCAAAAGGATTGAACTGAGAAACGAAAAACTCGTCCGCAAACCGATAGAAACTACGGTTCACACTGTCCCGGTTCAAGAATTTGAGAACACCGTAAATGTTGACGGGTTTATTGCCGGCAGGCGTGCCCGACAAACCAAGACGGTACCTCGACTTCAACGCTTTCACAGCCCGGAAAGATTGAGTGCGATGATTCGCGATACGGTGAACCTCATCCACGACCACCATATCGAACGATTTCTTCGATAAAGAAACGGACGGCCACTTCCCCACTTCTACCGCCTTTCCCAGAGAAACCAATAGCTCGAAATTAATGACCCACCAACCATCTGTGCCGTTCAGCATGTCCTCGATGCTGGCGCGCCCCACCTTAGTAGTGCGAGACAGTACTCTCGCTTCCCGGCCGGTAATGGTCTTGATACTGGCCTGCCAGGACGGGATGACGCGCTTCGGGCATACAACAATGACTCGCCTGCCGGCGTCGAGTTTTTGTGTGGTCCAGATTGCGCCGTATGTTTTGCCGCAGCCGGGTTCCCAAGCCAGCAATGCGCCACCACCGTCTCGAATCGCGGTGGCAGTGCGATTGATTTCTCTTTCCTGCGCCCCTGTGGGCCGAATGTTAATCATTGAAGTTCGTCCAAACAATCACTAGTAGGCAAATTATGAGCATGAACACTAGTGGTGTCACTTGTTTTCCTCTTTTCTGTACAACGAACCCTGTCCCATCGGACTATGGGACAGGGTTCGTTGTGTTGGGTCAGTGGGTGATGGCGTGACGCTGCACGGCGTCCCAGTAGGCGTCCTCGTCAACGTCCACCACATAGTAGGGGGTGCCGGTGGCGGAGAAATACTGTCCGATCACGTCGTCGGCGATAGCAGCAACATCGTAGTCGTCCATCTGGTCAAGCGTGGGAATGATATCGAACATGATGACGTCATCCCGAGTGCTGCGACGAGCAATGGTGTCCATGATTTTTCTCTTCTCTCTTCCCTTCGTGCTGTCACCGTCTCTCGGTGACGACCCCAGTGTAGGCGGACCGCGCACGCCCAATCAACCCACGGAAGCATGACGTGGCTCACATCTCCAGTTGGAGGAGAGACAGCGCCTCACCCACGGCCGCACCCACATCGCCGCCACACTCCAGCAACCTCATGCAATCGAACGCCGTGTGCGCCCGCCCATCCGCGAGCCGATCATCCGCATGATGTGAGAAGATCAGACCACTGTCCAGCATCGTCACGCCCGGGGCAGTGTCCCCACCACGCGTATACCGCCACCGCCTCCCCACCGACTCATACGGCCAACCAAACAAACCAATAAGATCATTAAACCCGTACTTTGAATTGAACTCCCCAATCACACCACCATAGCCACCATCGGACACAGAAGACAAAGAAACATCGTTACTCTTCTCCTCGTACCCGACGTTCTCCAACCACTTATCAACATTCAAACGAGCACCGTCAATGAGCCAATGGCGCACTCGCAGCCCGAGGTGATGTGACGGCAGAAAAAAAGCTCGGGACGCCTCGGCGCATGACCCGTCCCACTGAGACACCGGCCCCAACACACCAAAACATGTTCTACCGATCGCCTCGCACTCCCCCACGGTCATGCTGCGAGTACACGGCAAAACAACACGGAAACGCGGAGACGGGAAAGACGACGACGCTGTCTCCCACACAATGCCAGCGAGATTCGCCAACCGCATGCGATCCCCGACAAAATCTTCCCGCGACCCATGATCCGCGTCCAAAACAATCGCCGACCGGGACACAAAATTCCTCTTCTGCCGCCTACCCCCAGAAAGAATGCCAGCAAAAAACGCGGGAGCATCATATTTCTCACATTTCGAAGGCGCCTCACACAGAGCAGCAAAATCATTAAGGTTTACGCTAGTGGCACGCCACCCTGTGATGGAACGGACATTGCCCGCTACCATCACAGGGAAACGCACCCCGAAAACATCACTCATCGTACGATGGTTCCGCTATCTGATCCCGCAAAATCGCCTCCACGAGATCATTATCCACAATCGCCCCTTCCGTCCGAAATTTCACACCACGACGAAGAATATACTGCCGATACTCCTCAACACTACGCGGAGATAAATTCTTCGCCTCCAAAACCTGATACAAACGCGTCTCAGTCGGCGGATTACTACTGAAATCATCCACCATGCGCGTCAAATCCGGAACAAAAACATAATCGACCATTTTCAACGCGTCGGGCAGCCAGAAATCGGAGGCCAGGCTAAAAGCTTTCCGCACAGCGGACGATGACACGCTCATCTGCTGCTCGAAAAGAGACAGAATAGCGGCAACACGCATAATATGATTCCCCATGCGATCAATGACCGCCTGCACTGCACGCCGGAAAGGCGACTCGCGGGCCGCCTCCCCGGCCCAGGCTCGCATCGTTTCAACCCAAACATTCCGCGCAGACTCGGTCACGACCATAGACATTGGTGTGTTGACAGGCCAGAACTCGGTGGCACAAGTGACAGTGCCACGGAATTCGTGCTGCATCATACCCAGCATTGTTGAAATGCGCTTGGAAGCATGCTCAACAAAACCATCACCACCATGCGCGTTCAGGTCATTATCGGTGACCCATCCAAAAGACGACGGGTCAGACTGGCGGTTCTCCTCATCCAAGGCGAAAAGAATGCGCGGACCCCAGCCCGTCTCGAACAGAGACTGTGACATATTATCTACTACGTCACCGAGAATACCGGTGCCACAGAAAGCAAGAGAATGAGGAACCCTCCCACTATCCGCCCGCCTGACACCATCGTCGCCGACGCGCACGGACTCAACCGTCTTGCCCGAGTAGACGTCGGTCAGGAACCCGATGAGCCCGCTACGATAACCCTCACCCTGTGACGCGGAATACATGTTTTGTAGTTCGTCTACAAACATGATAGACGCCCCGCCAGACCGCTGCGCCATCCGCAAATTCAGACCTTCGGCCGTAACATTAGACCCAAACAAAACATTCGCCATAAGAGACCGCTCGCACGGACTATTACCGATAGTATTCAGCAAATCTTTACGATCGGCCTCGAACTCAACGATGCGATTATTGATATCGTCCCGCTCCGTCCGATACTCGTCAATATCAAGACGCCCACTTCTCCTTTCCAGGGATTCCAGACGACGGTACAGCATATGGAGTGCCGAATCATACTCCCGCACGGCCGCCAAAGGCGCCGATGAATCCCACCTGAACGCACCCACACAATCGTCAAAAAAACTACGCACCAAAGACTGCGCCGTAGTCTTCCTCGACAAAGTAGACGCCCCAAGACAATGCGAATACAAAGTCAACGGCACCATATTCTGCGCGTTCGCAGACAAATGAGTCCTCGCAGACAACGGCGCGGACACCATCGTCAAGAAAGTCGTCCACAGGAAACGAGACGGCGTCTCCGGCGACCTGGACTGCAAATAACCAATAACCCTGTCAGCAAACCAATCGGAGTGCACTTTCTCCGCCGGGGACTGAAAGTCGTAATCCGCAATCCTCTCAACACTCAACTGTCCTCATCCTCCACATGGACAAGAAAACTATTGAAAGCGTCAAGAATCGCTTCGCCGTTGAAAGTGTAGCCGACGTCGAACATTGGGCCCCAATAGCGGTCCCTCTGTTCGAAAATCGTCGCCTTGTAACCGCGAACAGTATCAGCTTCAAAAATAAACCTATGCCCCAATGACGCGACCACAACGTGAATGCTGTTGTTCCAAGCACTCACTTCCAAGCCGAGAAAATCATTCCCGCCCTTGCTGGCGTAATTCTTGCACGCATCAACAACATGCTTCAGGAATTCCCAATCGAATAGCTTGATCATTTGTCCCCCCACAGTTTTGTCTTTATTTCGGCGAGCAACTCCTGAAGCTCCCATGCCCCGTCTCCTCTCTCTACCGCCGTTATTGTTCTATTCGTGTCGCGATCTCGAATGCTCACCGAATACTCGCACCCCACAACGTTGAGAGTGTACCCGCGCCGTTTCCCGGCGACGTCCAAGTAGAGGACAGGCAGATCGCTGTCTTCCCGGGCATCCTCACTCACGTCTAACAGGATGGACTCGCAGTACGGGTCATTGAGCATCTCCGCCACGAATTCAGTCACAATGGGGCGCAGCTCATCGTTGATCATGACTCCTCGCCTTCCCTCATGCCAGCTAACTCTGTGAAGCGATTCACGGCATTGACGATAGTGACCCTGTCGGCGCCACTCTCATCCAAGAGAACATGATTCGAAAGCTGAACGACGCGAACCCGCCATCTCTCATCTTTCGTGACAATAATCCTGAAGACGGTCCTATCGTCGGGGTTCCTGGCCGTCGCCTTGAAGAGAACCCCAAAAAAACGGCCGCCCTCATTGTTGCCATGCAAAGCGGTGATCGAACACTGGGGCCACTGGGCGAAATCACCAACACAACTAGCGAGATAAGCGAACGTCGCCTTGTCAATAGCAGAGTCACTCATTTGCCAGCCGCCTTGCTACGGTTCGCCGCGACAATCAAAGCTCGGCGGACGAACTCACCAACGTCCTCCGGAGGAATCGCGCTGCTCTTCCGCTTAATGGACCTTGCCCTCACCGTGTCACCGGCGACCACAATACGACAAGTACCGCCAATAGTGACGATGCCGCCGTCATAAATTCTGCGGGCAGGCGCATGCACATTGAACTCGTGACGGCGCCCGTCGTCATTCCACTCACGAACCGCATGAGCGACAACCGTCTCAAAAACTATACCCATAGTAATGCTTCTCTCTTCCTAAGTATTGTGATGGATACTACTGCTGCGTTGGTTGCGGGGAGTGTTAAATGTCGGATCCGATCACCTCCTCCGCGGGTACGCCCACCAGATCACACAGATCAGCCAACCTGTCCCTGGCGTCAGACCGGGCGCACTCATATTCCGCCGAACCCTTATCACTGCCCCGCATTTCCTCCAAACAAAGAATGAAATCGCCCACCAAGCGACTACTCTCCTCTTTCCTCTCATGGCACTCGATGCGTTTGCGAATCCACCTGGCCGCAACGCCAGTAATCTCACCAACGGTGACAGTTTTCCGCCACCACGCATCCGCCGCCGTCTTCGCACTGAAATACCACACCGTCGGCCTACCATCATCAAACACGTACGTTTCAATAACGCCAACCTTAGTGTCCCACACAATCACAGTGAAACCATCATTATCGTGATAGTAGGAAGTGGCGGGAGGCATATTCTCCCGAACAAACCACATTTCAGTATCCCGGTCGGTCACCCCTTCACGGTAGGGGCCATCATATTCAAACCAAAGCATAATTCTCCTCCTCTTCCTGGAATTGCGATGATGTTAGACGATCTCACTGTCAGGAATTTCCCGGATTCGAGCACAGAACCAACACCACGCCTCCTCCACAGCGTCCGAACGGTCAGAAGAATCCAACCTGC